AAATAATATAACAAATGGGATATTTAAATAATCAGGTAGTAACAGTAGATGCTATCTTAACAACAAAAGGAAGAGAACTTTTAGCAAGAGGAGATGGTTCTTTTAATATTACACAATTTGCATTATCTGATGATGAAATAGATTATACACTTTATAATCCAACTAATCCATCTGGATCAGCATTTTATGGAGAAGCAATTCAAAACATGCCTTTATTGGAAGCATTTCCTAATGAGCAGCAAATGTTAAAGTATAAATTAGTTACTGTTCCAAGAGACACAGCTGTGATGCCCGTGATTTCAACAGGTCAATCAATAGTTACATTAGCTCAAAATGCACAAATCACAATAACACCTCAAACTTTAAATTATTTAGGTAACTCGGGTGCTGGAGAAACTAGTGGTTACGTATTTACTGTAAGTGATGTAAGACAATTTAACTCTGTATTAGGGTCAGGTATTACTACTACACAAGCCGATACATTAAATGCAACTCAAACAAATGGAACTGATGTATCTAAAACAGTAATAGGAACTACATTAACATTAGCAGCAACTGGAGTAAATACATTATTTGGTAATGTAGGAGCCTCAACATCAACTTTATTTAGTTTATTAACTATTGTAGGTAGAGACTCAGGTGCTAGATTGCAAATTCCAATTAACATTACAAGAACATAAAAAAATTAAAATATGTCAGCATTTACAACACTCTCCCCTGAAGATTTAATTATAAGTAATGAAGGTGTAACCAATACAGTTTGGTTAAATAATTCACCAACACTACAAGCTTATTTTACATCTTCCGTTCAAGTACAAAGTACTACGGGGCAATTTTACTATAACATTTACTCTGGAGTATCAACCACGGGATCAATACAATTTGCAATTGCGTATTGTGATGAAGAAGGTAGTGGTAGTTTATTATATAATCCAAATGTTGATGGTTTATCACCAACAAGAACAAATTATGGTCAATATAGGTCATTAATTATAGGGGATGAAGAAAATTCATTTGTATTTGGTAATCAATCCGCATCGTATTTTTATGCCTTACCTATTGAAAGATCAGGATATAAAGAGCAACTCCTACCCGGAACAATGACATTATGCATATCAGGATCTGGTAATGGTGGTACAGCTCCTGACCCTATTGAGCGTTTATTTCTTACAGATGACAGTAAGTTAGGTGGTGCTGCACAATTTACAGAAGCAGGTAGAGTTTATAATTTAGTATCAGGATCAGCAGGTAATGTCTTTACAGGCACACAAGCAAATGGTTGGACTGTAAATTCAGGATCCTATGGTTGGTTTATGCCCGATGTTGGTATGATATTATTAAATGGCCCAGCATTATCTGGTTCAGTTGCAGATGGAGGAATTAATTTAGACATTGGTAGAGTAACAAACCAAGCTGATAATAACCCTCAAAAACTCTACAATCGTTTAAATTTAGCAGGAAGTGGGTTTACAAATGCAGGCTGGACATTAAATTCAGAAGAACAACTTTCATCAGATTTTATATTTGTTAGAGCAAGATCACAAGAGTATAATTATTCATCTAATCCATCATTTATTTCAGGCTCAACTGGAGCTGTTTTATTTGATTCATTTATTAACAATCCACAAGTATACATTACTGCGGTAGGTTTATACAATAATAATCAAGAATTAGTTGCAGTAGCTAAACTATCTAGACCATTATTGAAGGATTTTACCAAAGAATTGCTTGTAAGGGTTAAGTTAGACTTCTAATGAATGGGCGCATTCAAACAATTCACAACTAAGGATGTTACTATAACTCCATTTAATGCATCTAAAGGATTTAACTACTCAGGTAGTTCAATTACTGGATCTGATGTTGGCATTAACATATATTATGGTAGAAATGTACCTTACAATAATCCTTTAGATCTTGAAACAGGCTTTGTTTTTACACAATCCCTTTCAAATACTTATAATAGTGCAAAGCAACTTTTTTACACAAACTTTTTAACTCAAAGCACAGGTGATAATGTTACAACCGCAAGCTTAGTACCAGGGGCTCTTCAAAATGGTGTACTTAATAGTGCTGATAGTCGATTTATTGGTCCCATTAACTGCCCAAGATTTGAAAATTATTTACAATCATCCTTAACACAGTCTAGATTTTTAGAAACTGCATCATTAGGAACATTAACAACAATATCAATCCCCCACAAATTATATGGTGAGCAGATAGTTCCATCAACTTTTGAATTTACTTATACTGACAACGATGAAGACACCTTCACCAATGTGCTTATAACTGATGATGGTGAGGGAAACTTAATAAGTAGTTCTACTGACCCTGCAACTGATTTAGTAGTAGGTCAAATATTTTATGCTCAAGGATTAGCTGTAATTACTACTGGTAGTAATAATGGAGGTGAAAACCTTAATGATATAGGAGAAAAGACAGGAACAACGGGTAATGCCAGTATTGACAATGTAAATATTAAATTTTCATCCTCTCTTACTATTTACGAACAGCAATTTAAATGCACAATTTTAGAAAATGAATTTGGCTTTTCAACAAATCCTTCAATATTAAAAAATAATGAAATAAGTGGAAGTATAAATGTTGAAGTTAAAGATTTTGCAACATCTTCATACTTTGATCCTTACGTTACTTGCGTTGGATTATACAATGAAAGTACTCAATTAGTTGCAGTAGGGAAATTATCGTTTCCACTACCAATTTCGCAATTTACAGACACAACAATAGTAGTTAATTTTGACTCATAATGAATTGGATATATAATAATGAGGAAATCGAAACAATTTCAGATTTCCCAGATAACACTTATGGGTTTGTTTACTCAATAACTCATTTACCTACAGGAAAAAAATATATAGGTAAAAAAATCTTATATTTTACTCGCAAAATTAAATTAGGTAAAAAAGATTTAAAAGCATATGAAGGTGTAGTAGGTAGAAAACCTTCATATAAACTAGCAATTAAAGAGTCAGATTGGAAAGTATATTGGGGTTCTAATAAAGAAATGATAGAACTAGTTAAATCAGAGCCTAAGGAAAATTGGGAAAAACAAATAATAGTAACGGCATCATCTAAAAAATTACTTACATACTACGAGTGCAAATATTTATTTGTCTACCAAACATTAGAAAAACCCGATGAATTTTGGAATGATAATATTTTAGGTAAATTCTATACTAAAGATTTTCAGTAGTATAGCTTTGATGCCTGAAGTAGGTTTTGTATATTAACGGAACATGGTAAATGAACTATTGATAAATCTAGTAAATTCTGTACTAGGATTAGGTAAACGTACTGCTAGAGGCAATCAGGCACACACCTGCCCTTATTGCAACCACCATAAGCCAAAATTAGAAGTAAATTTCTCGGAAAATAAAAAAGGTTACAATCCATGGCATTGTTGGGTATGTAATAAAAAAGGTACTCGTATTTCTACATTATTTAAACAGCTAAAGCCATCACCTGAAAAATTTGATGAATTATTTAAATTAATAGGTAATGAAAAAGCATACAACACATCAACTAAAAGTAAGATACAATTAAAATTACCAGAAGAACTACAGCAATTTTCGGATATAACACCTTCTAACATTGGAGGTAGAAAAGCATTAGCTTATTTATTGAATAGAGGCATTGGTGAGGATGATATAATTAAATATAATTTAGGATATTGCACATCAGGTAGATATCAAAATATGATTATAATACCTTCTTATGATAGTAGTGGTCATTTAAATTATTTTACTGGTAGATCGTTTGAAAAAGATCCATATATTAAATATCGTAATCCTGAAACATCAAGAGACATTATTCCATTTGAATTATTTATTAATTGGGATTTACCATTAGTTTTATGTGAAGGACCATTTGATGCTATAGCAATTAAACGTAATGCTATACCTTTGTTAGGTAAAAATTTACAACAAAATTTATTAATGAAAATTGTAAAATCAACAGTAGAAAAAATATACATTGCTCTGGACACAGACGCTAGGAAGCAAGCATTAAGGTTTGCTGAAAAGTTTATGGATGAAGGAAAGGAAATCTACTTAGTAGAGCTCGAAGGGAAAGACCCTAGTGAAATGGGATTTTCACAATTCACAAATTTAATCCAGAAAACCTCCCCATTAACACAATATGATTTAATGGAGAAAAAATTACAACTAGTATGAGTAAAAAAATTATAAAAAAGTCCTATAATAGGATTTTAGAAATTAGTGAAGATGCTAAGCAGATCACCTTACCAGATTCTAGATATTACAGACGTAATGGAAAATATTATCCATCAATTACTTATGTTCTACAATATTACCCTAAAGGTAAATTCTTTCAAGAATGGTTAAAAAAAGTAGGATATTCGGCAGATTGGATTGTTAAAAAAGCGGGTGAAGAAGGTACTTTAGTACATGAAATGTGCGAAGATTATTTAAATGGTAAGGAATTAAATTTTTTATCATCAAATGGTAATCCAATGTATAATCCATTAGTATGGCAAATGTTTTTAAGATTTGTTGATTGGTGGGAAACTTACAATCCTAAATTAATTGAAACTGAAGT